TAATGTTTAGAATCTTTGGACCTCCAGGAACTGGTAAAACAACAACACTCTTGGACATGCTAGACAAAGCTCTTGAAAGTGGCGTGGCTCCTAACAGTATTGCGTTTCTTGCTTTTACCAGAAAAGCCGCAAGCGAGGCAAAAGAACGTGCCTCCGCTCGTTTTCATCTAGACCCAGACAAAGACCTCTTTTACTTCCGTACTCTACACAGCTTGGCGTTGAGCGCTAGTGGTATCCGTACAGAACAAGTTATGGGTAGAGAGCATTATAAAGAGCTAAGTGACATAATATCTATACCGTTAGTATCCGGCACGTCTTTGGACGATGATATTGTAGATAAACAAGCCACCGATCATCCTATCCTTAGTTTGATAAACTTAGCCCGCTTATGTAAAAACCCTTTACGAAAACAATATAATCAGACTTACATGATCTATGATTGGAATACAGTAAATTATGTATCCAAGTGTTACAAAGAATATAAAGAACAGCACGAGCTCTACGATTTTACAGACATGCTACAATGTTTTATTGACGAAGCTGACGTAGCGTGTCCCAAGTTTGATCTCGTATTCCTAGACGAAGCACAAGACCTTAGCCCTCTGCAATGGGACATAGCTCACATACTCGATAAGAACGCAAAGAAAATGTATGCAGCTGGCGATGATGACCAAGCTATCTATAGATGGGCCGGAGCTGACGTAGAACAATTCATTACACTGGACGGCTCTAGTGAAACTCTATCGCAATCGTACCGCGTCCCACGGCTCATACATCGTACCGCCGAAACAATCGTATCCAGAATAAGTAATCGTTATCCAAAGAAGTATGAACCTAAGAATGAAGAGGGGAACGTACAGCATATCAGCCGTCTCGAAGATATAGATGTATCATCTGGTCAGTGGCTTATCTTAGCTCAGGCGGGTTATATACTAAATCCCGTTGTTGAGATGCTAAGGTCCTCTGGTTATCTATATACACACAAAGGACATAGATCCATATCCTCCAAAATATCCTCCGCTGTTAACGGTTGGGAGCAGATGAGAAAAGGTAAAAGTATTACATTGGAAACAGTTAAGGACATATATAGTTTTATGTCTACGGGTAACCGCGTCAAACGTGGCTTCAAGACAATGAGTGGAGCTGATGACAGTAATCTCTTTAATATGGCTGAGTTGCAAAAAGAATGGGGCCTTGCTATAGGAGATGAGTTGATTTGGAGAGAGGCTCTTGATAGACTACCAGAGGAATCAAGGGTGTATATTACGGCTATGCTTAGAAGAGGAGAGAAGTTTAATGCAGAGCCTCGTATTACAATATCCACGATCCACGGTTCTAAAGGTGGCGAATCAGAAAACGTAGTTATATTTACAGATCTATCCCCGTCAGCTGACGATGCAATGAGCGGAGGTAATGATGATCTGCATAGAGTGTTCTATGTTGCCGTCACACGGGCCAAAGAGAATTTGTTTATTGTCGAATCAGAAGACAGCAATAGGAGCTATGCAATATGAGACACATGGAATACATGAAGAAAAGATTAAAGGAGGAAGAGATGAAAGATATGGTCAATCATCCTGATCATTATACAAACAGCTCAATAGAAACCATCGACATGATAGAATCTATGACAGCTGAAGGATTTAAATATTATCTGGAAGGAAACATACTTAAATATTTAACACGATACAGACACAAAAACGGTATCCAAGACCTCCAAAAGGCGCAGTGGTACCTTAACAAACTAATAGAGGTACAATATGACACTACAGATGGCGATGTTCACACCGAAAACAGAATGGGTTCCACCACATGAGTTACCAGATCTTAGTGAAGCTAAGACTATAGCGATAGATGTTGAAACAAAAGATCCAAATCTAAAGACTAAAGGACCTGGATGGCCCACTGGAGATGGCGAGGTCGTAGGATACGCCGTAGCCGTAGACGGCTGGAAAGGTTATGTACCGATTCGCCACGGCGGAGGTGGTAATATAGATGAGCGTATAGTTAATAACTGGATGAAAAAGGTTTGCGAATCACCCGCTGAAAAAGTTATGCACAACGCACAATATGATGCGGGCTGGCTCAGGCGCATGGGTTTTAAAGTTAATGGTCGTATCATTGATACTATGGTTATCGCGTCCTTGCTGGATGAGAATAGATTTAGTTACAGTCTAAACGCCTTGTCTTTTGAGTATCTATCAAAAACAAAAAGTGAGAAGAACCTGACTGAAGCTGCTAGAGACTTCGGGGTCGATCCCAAAGCTGAACTGTGGAAGTTGCCAAGTATGCATGTCGGGCCATACGCCGAAGTGGACGCCGAGCTCACATTGGAACTCTGGAACTACTTCAAGCCCCTGATTTCTAAAGAAGACCTCTGGAGTGTCGTCAATCTGGAGCTGGATGTTCTTCCCGTACTCATAGATATGACTTGGAAAGGTGTTCGTGTTGATCAGGATCGGGTCGAGCGGACCAGAGACTTTCTGCTCAAGGAAGAAAAGTCTATGCTCGCTAAGATCAAGCATGTAACTGGCATGAATGTAGAAGTATGGGCGGCTCAATCGCTCGCCAAAGCATTTGATACAGTTGGTATAAACTATCCCAAGACTGAAAAAGGTGCGCCATCTTTCACAAAATCCTTTCTATCCGAGCATAACCACGAATTACCTAAAATGATACTAAGGACAAGAGACCTTAACAAGACCCATGGTACTTTTATTAACACAATTATGAAGCACACGGCTCACGATGGACGCATACATTCACATATAAATCAGATCAGATCTGACGATGGTGGTACCGTATCAGGCCGAATCAGTATGAGTAATCCAAATTTACAGCAGATACCCGCCCGTGATCCGGAGCTGGGACCTATGATTCGCTCTTTGTTTTTACCTGAAGAGAATGAACAGTGGGCTAGTATAGATTTCTCGCAACAAGAACCACGAATCTTGGTCCATTATGCTCACGCCTATGGCAAATCCCAAGGCCATGACATGAAAGGCGTACAAGAATTTGTCGATGGATATCAAAATGATCCCGATATGGACTTCCATACCATGGTAGCTGACATGGCAAACATACCTCGTAAGCAAGCCAAGACTATAAATCTAGGCATGATGTACGGCATGGGAGTAAACAAGCTGTCAGACCAGCTCGATATACCCGTAGAAGAAGCTAAAGGTTTAGTGAAACAATACCATGAACGCGTTCCTTTTGTGAAAATGCTCATGCATGGCGTGATGAATAAGCTTAATTCACGACAAAGCTCCGGCTCTATCCGCTCTATATTGGGTAGAAAGTGTCGATTCGATCTTTGGGAGCCAGATACGTTCGCTATGAACAAGGCCTTGCCCCTGAAAGATGCACTCAATGAACACGGCCCAACGACCAGATTGAAGCGAGCCTACACTTATAAGGCCCTAAACCGTCTTATTCAGGCCTCAGCCGCTGATATGACCAAGCAAGCTATGGTAGATATCCACAAGCTGGGGATAACTCCACTAATTCAGATACATGACGAGGTAGCTGTGTCCGTTTCTAACGATCATCAGGTTGATTCGATCGTCCATGCTATGGAAAATGCAGTAAAATTAGGTGTTCCTAGCAAAGTAGACGTAGAAATAGGACCATCATGGGGCGAATCAAAATAAAACATTGACTGGATTATATAATCTCGCATATAATCCCGTAAAAGAGAAGGATTTATGCGATATGGATACAGAAAAATGGAAAAGCATTCTAGTTCCTAAAGATGTTTATTTAGAAATTAAGAAAATTGCAGCCAAAGAAGGCAGAACTTTGGGTGGACAACTACGGTTCATCTACTCTCAGTATGTTTCCGAGGAACAAAAGAGAGTAAAAGAGCTCGTAGATGCGGAAATGACCTTGAGAAAGGCCAAAGATCACTCAGTTATGAGTTGACTGTCTTTATTTTGCATTAATTTAGATGCTTCAACGCCCATATTGTACAAAGCGTCTGTCATAGGTCCATCAGATGCTTTCTTACCTCTTCCTGATAAAAAAACTTCTACTGGTGTAGCTGTTTCTGGGTGGAAAGATACGGTCACAGCTAAACCTTCTCCTACGTCCGTGGTTACACACGGTCTTCTGTTTGGTAATTTTGACATATTGTTCTCCTCTGAATTAGACATCATATAAAATATTTTTTTGTTTTAATAGTCTTGACTTTCATTTTTTTTTAAAAATGTGCTATGATGTCATTATGGACCCAGTTACTATTTCACTCGCGATGGGAGTCGCGTCTAAAGCTTTCTCTGCCATAAAACAAGGTTTTGCGGTTGGTAGAGATATAGAACAGATGTCTGGAGACATCGGGCGATGGATGGGAGCTGTTTCAGATGTTGATAACGCGGAAAAGCAAGCTAAAAATCCTCCCCTGTTTGGCAAATTGTTTAAAGCTGGATCGATTGAAGAAGCAGCTCTCGCTGCTTATGCAGCCAAGAAGAAACTTGAGGAACAAAGGTACGAACTCAAGGTATTTTTAAACATGTCCCACGGGCCACAGGCCTACGATGAGCTTCTACAGATGGAAGGTCAGATAAGAAAAGACCGTCAAAGAACAGTTTACAAACAACAACAGCTCCGAAGACAAATAGGCGAGGGTATTGCGTGGTTGTTCTTGGTATTAGTCGTTGGAGGATTTATATTATTAGTTGCATCTATCTGGTTTAACAAAGCACATGCCGAGGGTTATAAATACCAACCTAAAAAATTAACCAGACAACAACAGATTAACAACGGCTCTATTATATTACCAATTATGACAACATGCCGATTAAAACTACAAAAAGTATTTAAAGATAAAATGGCTTGCATATATGTAGGCGCTCAAAAAACTTATGAATTAGAATTTACAGATATTCACATAGGCTGTCCTCGCAAATACAAGTGTAAGTTGAACCCTAATGGAAAAGAACCATCAATAGACCAAGTGATGGAAAGTCTAAGGAGTATTTCCAAATGAGTAAGTGTGTAGGTGTTTGCAAATTAAATGAACAAAAAGTCTGCATCGGTTGTAACCGGACTATGGAACAGATAAAAGAAGCATATAAAGGTAAATGACTGTTTATAAATGTCAGGACTATGTGTTGGACGTGAACAACAGCTCAAAGGCCTTTGTCTATTACAAGGACCAGCTCTTGTTTATGGGCGATAGTCGAACCGCGATAAAGTTGTTTTGTAGAAACTGCCAAGACCCTGATTTACGCGTTAAATTAAAAAAATATAAATATATTAATATATGGGATTGACGGCCTTGTTTTAATTTAGTAGTGTTTATTTGTCTAGAGGTCGTAATGACACAAGCATCTTAATGTACTCCTATTCATTAAGGTTAAATTGCAAAACTTAGAAACCCGTGAAGCTATCCTTCACGGGTTTTTTTTGTAAAAAACTTTTGTGCTTGACATGGTATGCGATAAATCTTATTTATTATATGTGCGGATTGTTTAGCACGTTCAGGACTGTGATCTTATTCTCCATGGGATCTTAGTGGCGCAACCTCAAAACAATCTGCACACCAACATTAACAAAGACTTGGAGGTCACAATGACAAAGAAACAAGAATGGGAAATAGAAAGAGATAAGGAAAAAGCTCTTAGACAAAAAGGTCTACAAGCCCTTACCCTTGAACAAATACAAGCGGTTCACGATACTTACGAAGCTTTGAACAGAACTATGATCAGTATAAGAGATTTAAATGATCTTATGCTTTCAGACATTAAAGCTTTGGACGAGGCTTCTTGGAGTTTACACCACCAGTTTAATTTAAGGAGTGAAGATTGATGCTTAGAGAACAAGAAGGTAATTTTAGTTGTACTGATTGTGGCTACGTCTACAGCTCCATGCTTGCAGACGATGAAGTTCCTGATACTTGCAGTCAATGTTATGTTTATGATCGTGATTGTAAGAACTGCGGAGCTAAGACTTGTGCAGAAAAAGCTTTTTTTCACAAAGATGAAACCTTTTGTGAGGACTGTTGTCCAGAGGGGTATGGCGAATGATTAATCCCACAGAAAAAAAGAGGCGTGGTTATCTCATGCATTTTGAAGAAGGAACTCAGGATGCTGTTCTTTATCAACAGATGAATGAGGACAAAAAGTCTTCGGCTTATTATAGACGAGGCTTCGATTTTGGAATGACGCTGCATTTAAAATTAAGGAGTATAAAATGAACGCTCAAAATAAAACCCATGCCGTGATGAGCCAACGGCATGAGGATAGCGATAGTCTGGATTACTTTCCAACGCCCCCTTGGGCCACCAGAGCTCTGTTTCAGGAAGTTCTTAAACGACCGGAACATAAACAAGAGCTGTTCTTTGAAGATAAATCAAATGTGACGTGCCTCGAACCAGCTTGCGGTGGCGGTCATATGGTAAAGGTCCTCGAAGAATATTTCGATAACGTAACCTCATGCGATATTGCCGATTACGGCCAAGATCATATAGCTGATTTCTTATCTAAGGACGTCAAAGACGAATATGATTTTATTATTACTAACCCACCCTTTAATCTAGCTGAAGAATTTGTTACTAAAGCTATACCTCTGGCTAGAAAATGTGTGGCAATATTCGCTAGAACTCAATTTATGGAAAGTGTAGGACGATATGAAAGACTATTTAAACCAAATCCGCCGAAAATTATCGCTCAATTTAGTGAGCGAGTACCAATCGTTAAAGGCCGTTTGTC